CAAGGATTAGGAGGTGCAGTTCCAGGCATTCAACCTACTATTCAACGAGCAGGTCAGTACAGTGTAGCACAGGTACGAGCACCAAGGAATAAGTTGATGGACCTTGCTGATGCTTTGTCACAAGTTAATCCTATCTTACAGCAGTACACACAGGTAGCCGATATAGAAGCAGAACAATTTGAAGATGAGTTATCAAAGCAGAGTCCTGAAGAGATTCAAGCGATGCTCCAAAAGACAGAAGGAGAGTTTGATAAGTTAACTAGAAAAGGTGCAATGAGTTGGCTTACTTCTCCTGTTAATCGTAAGAGGAAACTAGAGGCAATAGGTAACTTATCTAGTCGAGATTTAATATCTCAGATAACTACTAGGTTAGAGAATCCTGAAGTCGGAGATGAAGACGCAGATCAAATCATAACAGAACTTAGAGATGAGTATATAAGCAAAAACCCTTTATTAAGAGATTCGGTATTATCTCAAGGAGGTTTGCAGCAGTCTCTCAATAGAATAACTCCTAGCTTGAAGGTTAACTTTGAGAGAAAGATGTCAGCTGAGAACAGGAGAGAACAAGCACTTGCTACTACTGCTGGTTTGTATGATTTCATAGATAATTTAAAAGATACAAATACTCTTGTTACTGGTGGAATATCCGACGGGTTTTATACAGAAGATTTTAAAAAGATATGGGAAGGATCAAATGCTCATAACGCTACAGAACAAAGAGCAATCCTTAAAGGAGCGTTAGGTTCTTTAGCTCGTAATGGAATGCAAGATGAAGCGGAGGAGTTGAGAATATGGGCTGCTTCTAATTTAAAGTTTGGCACAGCTAAAATGACTGAGATGGAACAGGATGAATTAGACGATTTCATTGACGATGTAGCAGAACAAGCTGAAGATAGGAATGATAGGGAAGAGAAAGAAACAGTAGAGCAAAAAGGAGCGGAGGCTTATAATGCTTTATTAGGCATAAACAACCCCAATATAGGTTACGGTCGTTTTAACGGTGAGGAATATAAGACAGTAAGAGAGTTAACAGAAGCTGTTGATAATTATAGAGGAGACATAGATAGTGGTTTTATTTCGCCCGCTGCGATGAGAACATTAAGCCAATCTTTTAGGTCTGATAGAGATAGGTACAGAAACCCTTTAGATTATTTAACAAACGAAGTATTTAGTAACACACAAAGGAGTTATCAAGATACTTTCGCAAGCGTAGAAGAACTTATTAGGGGTACATACGATAAAGCTTTTTTACAAAATCCTGAACTTCTTTATGAGTTTGATAGAGAGTTACAACAAGAGATATATGACTATACCAAACAAGTTGTATCAGAAAGCGAAGATAACGAAGTATTTCCTATGTCTAATAAGGTTGAAGCTTTTATCAGGAAGAGAGGAAATGATAAACTTCAAGAATTAGAAAAGAAATATAAAGAACTAAACACAGTACAAGAAGAAAAAATAAATAAACTGCCTACCATCACTTCAGGAGTAGAACCATCTGAGAAGAACTTTTTAATGCCTGAAACCCTTGAAGAAAAAGTAATCAAAGGTTCAAACGATATGTCTGTGTTTTTAAATAAAGAAGTAGACGGACAGAAAAGAGGTCAATCTTATAGAAACTTAGTACTGCAAAGTGAAGAAGAACTTTTAAACATAGCAACAGGCAAGAGTAAAAAAGAACCTTTAATTAATAGGTTTAGAATGCCTGTTAGTTTTCAAGATGTTATTCCAACAAAATATCGGAAAGCTTTTAGCAGGGAATTAGGAGTTACATCATTACTAACTGAAACTTTTGTAGCGAAACTTGCAGACCCTTTTTCTCAAGAAGAAAGAGACGAAGCAAGTAAGGTGTTGATGATGAAATTTAACTTGAGTGGAGGTTTTCTAAAAAAAGAAAATATAAGTAGTGGACGGTTTCCTGAAGCTCAAGGAGGAGGGACTTTAGATTTTAGGACTCTATCACCAGCTGTGCACATTGTTTTAAGCAAGCAAGAAATTGATAAAGTAAAAGACATGGATTTAAATGAGATTACAACAAGCACTGATCCTCTTGTTATTTCTGTAAAAGAAACAGCTGAACGCATGGGACAGACAAATGATTTACTTGCTTTAATATCTAGTCAAAAAGCTTTACTAGAAGATTATTCTAAAATACAAGGTTATACTTATCCTATAAAAAGATTTTAATAGTTATGGCATTACCAGGAAAACAAAGAGAACAAGATTTAACAGCAAGTTTAACTCCGTCTGTACAAATACCACAAGAAGAACCTCAGATAGTAGAGGAAGATTCAAGTTTCTTGGAAACTGCTGGTGATGTTCTCATCGCTCCTTTTAGGGGTATAGAGGGAATGCTTAACGGTGCGTATAACTTAGCTGATATGGCTACTTTTGATGTATTACCTGACTGGGATACTCGATTCTTAGGTACTTCTAAAACTACAGCAGGTTCTTTAGTGGAGGGTATATCTCAATTTGCTTCAGGTTTTGTTCCTATCTTTGGTGCAGCTGGTAAAATAGGTGCGTTAGCTAAAGCAGGTACTGTTACTAGAGGTGTAGCTGCTGGTGCTGTTACTGATTTTGTAGCGTTCAAAGGACAAGAAGATAGACTGTCTAATCTTATACAACAATTTCCAGAGTTACAAAATCCAGTTACTGAGTTCTTAGCCCACGATGCTAATGAGTCTGAAGTAGAAGGTAGGTTGAAAAATGTACTAGAAGGTTTAATACTAGAAGGTGCTATCGGAGGTACTGTTGCTTTGTTCATGAAGTCTCTTAGAGCTTTAAAAGCAGGTAAGAAAGTAAGAGATGTAGATGGAGGCGGTGCTGATGAAGTTAATAAAGCTACTTCCGATTCATTAGAAGGTGGTGCTGCTTTTGCTGAGTTGCCTCGTTTTATTGATGAATCAACAGCTATACAAAAAGAATTAGACCAAGACAAAACTAGGCTAGATGAGTTGTTAAAGAAGAAAGAAGAAGGTAAGGCTACTGGAGCTGATGAGACTAGAATCTCTATGCTTGAAAACCGTATAGAAGGTAAAGAAGCTGATCTTCGTGTGTTAGGTGATGTTAGGACTGCTGATGTAAAGGATAGGGTAAGAGTAGCAGAAGAAAGAGAACTACAGGAAAGAGTAGAAGAACTTGACGAAACTTTAGAAGACTTTGACGCTACTGTAGAAAGAACACCTAGACCGTTCAAGACCTACGAAGAAGAAGCCATGATGGATATTATTCCTAAAGGGGCTGACACTCTCAAGAATAGGTTAATGAAGAAGTTCCCCATAAAGGGAGCTGACCCACAAGATGTTACAGATGTAGAGAAGTTTATCGATGTAATGGGTAAGCGGTTGTTTGGCGATGTATCGTTATCCGTCACTAACAAGATACCCTCTGCTGGTCGTTATAACTTTGGTAACAACCTACTACAAATAAGACAATCTGTTATAGATGAGGGTGGTATTAAGCGTACTATGGTCCACGAGCTTTGGCACGGACTCAGTCGTTATCTTCCTAAAACTGATGTTACTTCTTTAACTAAACAATTTGATAAAGCTAGGAGAGATTACATCAGAAGTTTTGGTGTTGATTTAGATGACACTGTTGATCCTTCTTCATTACTTAAAAGAACAATACCTAAAGAACTGGAAAGATTTCTAAAAGGTAAGCACACATCTGAAAACTATAGGTTTAAAGATGTAGACGAATACTTTGCAGAGGAGATGACCGATGCTTTCTTAAAGAAGTTAGACGAGAAAGATTTAGCTCCTTCAGGTACACTTAAAAGAATAGCACAAGAAGTAGCGATCATGTTTAAGGATATGTTTGCTTCTTTAAAATCTAAGTTAGGTATAGACCAAAGGCAGAAGATATTCAACGACTTCTTAAAACAGCGTAATGTAACTAAGAGAGCAGAAGCACCTTTAGATTTTGGTAAGACTTTTGCTGAGTTGCCTGACTTTAAACCTAAGATAAAGACAGACCCTGAGTGGCAGCAATGGACAAACGCTGTGTTAAAAGGAGAAAGTCCTACGCTACCTAGATTAGAAGTTGTAGGTGATATTGATTCAGCTCATAAGATACTAACAGAAAAGTATTCTAATAATCCTGAGTTATTAAAGAAGTTTGATGAAGCACCTGCTGATTTCTTAGATGAAGATTTAACAGCTTTGTTTGAAATGGGTGCTCAGTCTATTAAAGACCGTAGAAAGATTCGAGTAGAAAGCGAGATATTCAAAGACTTGTTAAAAGGTTCTAACGAACGCTTAATGAAAGCTGTTAAAGAATTTGACGATACAGAAAGCTTACAATCAGAAGCAGCATTGAGAAATCAGTTGAGCGAGTTTGTCGAGATATATGATTACTACAGGCAGATGGGTTCTGAGGATTCTAAGAATCTTGCAATGCGTAGACAGAAGAAACCTATAGCTAGAAAGATAGGGTTAGAGAAAAGCGAGTTACAAAATACTGCTCTTGTAAGAGAATTTCTTAACAACCAAGCAGGTGGTATGTCTCCTAAGAAAGCTGTTAAACTAATTAAAGAGATGTACGATCCTAATAACCCTGAAGCTACTATAAGAAAAGTATTAGGGATAGCCAAAAAGGCACAAGGAAAAAGCTTGTTAGATATGACCACTGAATATTGGATTAACTCCATCCTTAGTGGACCTAGAACACAAGCTGTCAACTTACTAGGTAATGCTTTAACTCAGTTATTAGGTACAGCAGAGATGGCAGCAGGTGCGGTGCTTAGTGGAAATATGCCGTTAGCTAAAGCTGCTCTAGCTTCTTGGGCTGATAGTGCGTTATGGCGAGAAGCTCTTTCGGCTGTGGGGAAAACACTGGTAACAGGAAGAGAAGTATTAGATGTAGGCAGTAGAACAATGGAAACATCTAGGCAAGCTATCGGTGAGTCTATTGATTTTGATCCTTTAGGTAAAGGTAGTAAAAGTATAGACAGAAATTTCATAAACACATTAGGCACAGTAGTTAACCTACCTGCTAGAGGTTTGTTGACTGGAGATGAATTATTCAAACAACTCGCTTTAGAAGAGCTGCTCGATTGAAAGCAGGTATGGAAGCTATTAACTCAGGAATATCTGACTCTAAAGGAATAGCTAAATATGTTGAAAATAAACTCAGTAAAGTAGTGACTGTTAGTGGACAAGTTATGTCTGAAGAAGCTTTAATAAGAGAAGCTACAAAACAAGCAGATAAGTTAGGTTTAGTAGGTCAAAAGTTTGCTAAGAAAAGAGCTGCTCACATTAAGAAGTATGTTGACGACAACTTTGATGAGGATGCTTCTAACCTTGCTGCTTATGCTTTAGAAGAAGCTAAATACTTCACACACACTAGAGAGTTAGAAGAAGGGACTTTAGGAAAAGGGATACAAAACCTAACTAAGAACTTTGCGTTTGCTAGGTTTGTTTTACCTTTTGTTCGTACTCCTTCAAACCTTTTGAGTTTTGCTTTAGAAAGGTCTCCTTTAGGTTTTCCTTATAGGATTCCAGGAACAAATAAAAAATTAAATGTACCTGGGTTAAGATCAGAGGCTGAAGCTATGAGGGAGGGTTTAAAGTCTAGTGATCCTGTAATTCAAGCAGCAGCGAGAGGTAAGATTGTAACAGCGTTTGCAGGTGCAGGTTTGTTTTACGAGATGGTGTTTAATAATAATAACACCTTACCTCTTATTACAGGAGGTGGACCTAAAGATGAAAAACAAAAGAAGATATTACAAGAGACTGGTTGGAGACCTTATAGTATAAAAATAGGGGATACATATTACGATTACAAGAAGTTAGACCCTATAGCGACTATACTCGGCATCGTTGCTGATATGAGCGAGATGATGAAGGAAAATGAAGAAGCTAACGAAGAAGGAGTAGAGCAAGTCGGAATTGCGTTGGCAACAGCTTTATCTAGGAATGTAGCTAATAAATCTTACCTAGCAGGTGTTCAGTTGTGGGCAGAAGCTTTACAAGACCCTGACAGGTTTGGGGAAAGATTAGGTAGAAACTATGTTAGTTCTTTTGTTCCTAATGTACTATCTCAAATGCAAGACTATGATAAACAATCCATGAGAGAAGTAAGGGATGTTGCGGATGCTATACTTAAAAAACTTCCTGGAGGTAGAGATATGCTTGATCCTAAAAGAAACATATTGGGAGAAGAGAAAATAATTGATTATGGCACAATTGGATTTATGAATCCTATCGGAGCGTCAAAAGAAAAAGACGATGCAATCTTACAGGAAATGGCAGATTTACAATATGCGTTCAGACAGCCTAGTCCTAAAATATCAGGAGGGAATGTAAACCTGTTAGATTTTGTTAACAACAGAGGAAGAACAGCTTACGATAGAAGTCTTGATCTATTACAAACAGTAACAGTAGGAGGTCGGACTTTAAGGCAAACTTTGAAACGATTAATAAAATCTTCCCAATATCAACGGCTTCCTGGTTATTCTGCTGAAGTAGGAGTTGATAGTCCTAGAGTACAACAGATAACTAAAGTATTAAAGCGTTTCAGAAAGATAGCTAAAAGAGAAATGTTAAAAGAATTTCCTGATGTAGCAACACAAATAAACAATGTAGATCGTGCCTTAAAACTTAACAGGCAAGGTGTCAACAGGCAAGAAGTGCTTGAACTTTTATCACAAACAAATTAATAATAGATTACCATGGCTAATACATTCGTAGACTACATAGTTGGAGCAGGTCAAACAGACTTTGCATTTTCTTTTCCTTATCTTGATGACACTCATGTAGTTGTACAGCTAGACGATTCAACAGGTTCTTCTCCAGGAGGTAAGTTTTATACTGTTTCTACGGGAGATTATTCTATTATTACATCTCCCTCTGCTCTTATTAGGTTTACTACTGCTCCTGAGACTGGTGCTAGGATAAGGATTAAAAGAGACAGTGCATCTAACACCGCCCTTGTAGACTTTGAAAACGGTAGTGTACTTACTGAAGTAGAACTAGACCGTGCTTACTTACACAACTTATATCTGAACGAAGAGATTGAAGAAGGTAGTGGTAAGAACACAATGACTAAAGACCCTGTTGATGGGAGCTTTGACGCTGATTTAGCTAAGATTAAGAATGTAGCTGATCCCACAAACCCACAAGATGCAGTAACTAAGAACTACGCAGATACTACTTTTGTTGATGTTGCTGGTGATACGATGACTGGTAACTTGCAGATGGGTGCTAATAGCATTACAGGTGTATCT